CCTCCGGCGGATCAATCCCATAGTCGCCCCTTGGGACGCCTTGCGGGTCTTCCTCGCGCTCTATGCGGGCGATTTCCGCCTCCGCCTCCGCTATGGTTGCCCAGCGCGATAGGACGCGCTGACGCAGGAAACCGTCCGGGCAATGGACGACGGCGACGCGGTGGCGCTTACTCACCGCCAGCCGTCCGAAAGGATGCGGCGGACTCCGCTTCGCCCAGCCATTCTAGTGCGGCGGCGATTTCCATATTGGAGTCGTGCAACTCCTCCTCGGAATAGTCGCCATATTGCGACCCCTGAAAGACGGCATCGCCGTGGCAGTGCAGGGCGTTAATGATGGTTGCGCGGATCGCGTCCGGCATCGCGGGCGTCGTCATGCCTTCGCGTCCTCCGCCACCGTGCCGGTGATCTCGACATAATCGATCTCGTATTTCATCGAGTCGATCTGCCACGATTCGGACAGGTCCACCTCATATTCATACATGAGTTCGAGGGCCTGTTCCGCCGTCTCCGCTTCCACGACGACGCGCTGGTGCGTGAATTCCGTCACCGTATAATCAACGAAAAACTTGGGCATGTCTGTCTCCTTGTTGGTGATTCGTTTCTAGTATGCTCCGCCGATTCGGTCAAGCACTTTTTCCATATTATCCGGGCTGGGCGTTAACCTTAACGGATGGTAACGGATGACAGGAAAGGGAGGCTTTCGCCTCCCTCCCTTAGTTCAGGCCGTATTCTTCCCGAAGGGCTTCCGCCTCCTCCTCGGTCTCGACCAGCAAGGCGCGGCGGATCATGCTTGTCATGTCGGCGCAGCCGTCCGCCTCGCCTTTCTCGTTCAGTTCTTCGATCAGGCCCAGCCGGGCTTGTTCGGACAGGCGGGGAGGGGCGTCGGCGACGGAAATGTAGGTTTCGCCGATCCGGGTCAGATATTCCGAATGATGATCCTCGAAATATTCCGCAATGGCGTCAGCCTTATCCTCCGGCATCGCCTTGTCAGGATATTCGGTTTCCCACCAGTCGGCGACAAACGCATAAATTTCCTCTTCCAGCACTTTCGGCGATTCCGCCACATAGACGTTATTGCCGTTGCCGTGCTCGATGACGGCGACATAGACGGTCGGGCCTTTCTTCATGCGGCGATCTCCTTTTGCTTCGTGGCGTTGATGATGGCCTCTTCGATTTGCTCAAAGCACGCCGTTGTTTCGATCCGCAGGCCGGACGCGAGAATAATCGTGCAATGGTCCCAGATTTCGCGGTCAGCGTCGTTCCAGACGTTCAGGACCGCAGCGACGTGAGGGACGGCGATCATGGCGAAGCCCGGTCCGCAATCATCGCGGCGCGCTTGCTTTTCCCATATGTCCACTTCGATGAAGCCCGGCATGGGACTGCGTGCGAAAAAATGATCCGACAAATCGTGTCTCCCTATTTGATGATTCGTTTCTAGGTGAGGGGACCGATTCGGTCAAGCACTTTTTCCACCGATCAATGGTTAACGGGCTGGACCGCCGCGTTAACCTTAACGAATGGTTAGGACCGGCAAGCCAAAGCGGCCGGACTCAAGAGAGTCCAGCCGCCAAGATGATAAGGATGATGCCGCCTATTAGGCGCGTGATGGCTTCAATTATCGGCGATCTCCCATGTAAGGACGAACCACGCTTGGCAGCTTTCCGCGCCGTCGTCGTCCGCATCCTCGTCCGGCACCTCCAGCGAAGCATCGAAAATCCGGGCAGGATCGACGCCATCGAATGTCGCGTCGATAGCGGCGGCGATTGCCTCGTCTGTCACCTCGTCCGGCACGCGGTCGCCCGTCTGGCGCACCTCGTCGATGAGTCCTTTCCGAACGTCGTCAACGGTCGAATTGCCATCGACATAGACGCCGAAAAGGCATTCGCCATCGCGATTGTGATGATCCTGCAAATAGCAGCCGATGCAGGTATCGACATGAACCATAGCGACGCCAGAGTCCGCGTCTTCGCGGAATGTGGCCAGTTGCTCTTGGGTCGAGAGAGGGAAGGGCATTGCGTCTGTCTCCTGTGCGACATTGCACGCCATCTTGCTAGGGGAGGAGAGTGATTCGGTCAAGCACTAATTCCACCGCGCAAATGGTTAACGGGCTGGGGCTGGGCGTTAACCTTAACAGATGGAGGAAGTCGTTAACCTTAACGCCGCGTTAACCTTAACGGCTCCGGCGTTAACCTTAACGAAGTGGTGGATTTTGTTAACCTTAACGAACCGTTAACACTAACTAAGTCGTTAACCTTAACGGATCGGTCGATTTCGTTAACCTTACCCGGCCGGCGCGGTTTCGCGCGCGTTAACCATCGGCTGGGCGCGCGGCGACGATCGCGGGCGCGGTTTTCAAAATCAGATGCAAAATGACCTTCGTCCATAACTCCCGGCGCAAAATGGCCTCGGTCCATAGAATCGCAAAATGACCTCGATCCATAATAGCAGATGCAAAATGGCCTCGGTCCATAATTTTGCAAAATGACTTCGATCCATGACTTCGGAGCGGTCGCGGGCGATCACCCAGCAAAATGACCTCGATCCATGACATGGGAAGGCCCGTGGGAGGCTCAGGGAGCGCCACAGGGCGTCAGGAGGCCCCAGAAGGCACCGGGAGGACCTGTTGAGGCTCCACGGCGCTTAGAACGGCTCTGAGGGGCCTCCAGACGGGCACTGTAAAGCCAGAATGGCGGTCGAAGCACCAGAAAACGGGTCAAATCCGCCATTTTACCCTCTGAGGGGTCAATTTCCCGGCCTTATGTCGCCAAATGTCCGTTTTTCGACATTACACCGACAGTTTCACTTGACATTGGTGGTGGAGCCGACCCGGCCGGGGTCCGATTTGACGAACCATCTTTTACAACATTAGGCTGTAAAATCACAAAATCTTTTTTCGACTTTGCCCCTTCAAACCCGCAGAAAACTGCCATTTTCCCTTCTAATATTCCAATCTACAGATTGTGTGACTTTAGTCGGTGCAACATTACCGGCGCGGCGCGGCCTCAAGGGGACGATCCGGGACGCCGGACATGGGTCGTCGATCGCTTCCCGAGGCTTCTCAGGGCGATTTGTGGAGGCGGCTGGAGGATGTGATGGAGGTGGGAGGGGGGCGTGCTGCCCGGAAATGGTGGAGATATGGGTGGAAGGAGTGATGGAAAATCGAAATCCAACACCCCGGCCTATGTCCTGACGGGGAGGGTCCCAGAGGTCTGGAGAAAAGGGGTCCCCGGCCCTTGCTCTGAGGGGGAGGGTCCCCTAGTCTGTGTCGTGGGGACCGTCGGCCGGATGTCGTTCGTCGGGGTCCCCCTGATCGGCGGGACGGTGCGGATGCAGGCTGGCGGACGAGAGCATGGCGGGCCTTTTGTTAAGGTTAACGCGGGGAGGGGATTTGTTAAGGTTAACGGATTGGAAGGTTTCGTTAAGGTTAACGCGGCCGGCATTTCTGTTAAGGTTAACGCCGGGAGCGATTTCGTTAAGGTTAACGACCGCCCGAATGTTCCCGAACGGGGTCATTTCGGTCAGATTCGGGCGGTTTTTACGCTAATGTTCCCGAACGGGAGCATCAAAATGACCTCGATCCATAATAACCGCAAGGCAAAATGGCCTCGATCCATAATTTTTGATTGGATGACCGGCTCAGCGGTGGCCAGCGCCGGTCATCTTCTTCGTCCCGCGACGGGCCTTCTGCTTGGCCCATTTCAGATATTGCGAGGTGGCGTCCACTTGGTCGTCATTCTTGCCGTTAGGGAAGGCCACGAGTTCCTTCTCATAATCGGCAAGCCACTTGGCGCTTTCCGGCAGGTAGACCTGCCCGGCCTCGAACATCGGCGTCACTTCGTCGAAACGGAACGACTTGCTCGCGGTGCCCACCTCGATTGGGATCAGCGCGGTAGGAGCACCACCATTCGCCTTCAACTGGCAATAGGCCAGACCGTTGCCCTTGGCTTCGACCAGCAGGGCGTCGGCGTCGTAGCGCTTCACCACGCGGGCGATCTCGGACGACAGTTCGACCAGTTCCATTCGCTTGCGGATCACGTCCACCAGATAATGGTTCCGTTTGAGGTCTTCGATCCAGACCGTGATGACGGTGTAGTCGCTTCGCTCCTTGTCCGTGTTCGCGGCGTCAACCGAAACCACGGTGCGACGAATCTGGTTCTGCGTTCCCTTCTCAGGATCGGCCTTGGCCGGCGGATGGGTGTAGCGCTGGAACCATTCAGCATCGACCGCGCCGCCGCTCACGTCCATAGGCGTGCCCTGATACAGCGAGTTCCACGACGCGGAAGTCATATCGCTTCTGAGATTTTCCAATGCGTCGAGGTCGTAAACCTCTGGCCACAATGCTTCGCCGGACGCCCGGCCTAGAATATCGTTGTCTTCTTCGGCGATGGCGGGGAGATTAATAATTTCAAAGCGGTATTTTTTGCGTTTTCCCTCTTTTTCCTCAAGAGAATCAATGAGTTGGTCCGCAAAATCTTTTTCTATTTTTTCTTGCTCTTCTCTTTTTTCCCGTTCTTCGCGATCTGAGATGCGTCCGCAGAGGTCGTCAGAGTGCCAGCGGGTCATAATAATGCCCAGCGGGGAACCCGGCAGAAGGCGCGTGGAGAAGTCGTCTGAATACCATTTGAACGCGGTGTCGCGGATCGTCGGGCTTTCAGCGTCCTTGCGGCTCTTGTAGGGATCGTCCACCATACCGTAGTGACCACGGAAGCCGGAGATACCCTGTCCGACACCCTTGCCGACATATTTGCCCTTACCATTGGTCAGTGCCCAATAGTCCATGGCGCGCATGTCGTGCTTGATCTTGATGTCGGGGAAGACGCGCTGGTAATCCTCAGACGCGATGATCTGGCGAACGGTTGCACCGATTTCCTTGGCGACGAAGTCCTGACTGTGCCCGGCTTGCAGGAACTTCTGCTTCGATCCGAACTTGCCGAACCACCACGCAGGGAAGTGGTGCGACGAGTGGGTCGATTTACAGTGCCCCGGAGGCATGGACAGCATGAAGCGCATGGTCTCCTTGGAAGCGGAGGACATGAGCAAGTCTCCGATGAGTTTCTGGTGCGGCGACATGGTGTAACCATTCTCGCGCTGCATGAACTCATAGAAATCGTGGTAGCTCTCGCGCGCCAGTTCGATCCAGACTTCGTCCAGTTCGGCCTCGGCGAAGTCGATCGTCTTATCGAGCGTGGTTAGCTGCGTGTCGAGATCGTCGGACTGACTAAGCGTCCGAAGTGCTTGGTAGTCGTGGGGCGAGAGGGTTGTCTGCTTGCGGACTGCTTCCTCCACTCGCGTCTGCAAGGACTTGAGTGACTTGACCGATGAGTGCAAGCGTGTTTTGCGGTCCCGCTTGCTTTCCGCTAGTTGCATCTGCTTGTGCTTTCTCGAACATTTTGAGGGCATCGCCCATCATCTTGAGGCATTCATTGGCGGCCTTGTATTCGCCGGCCGCCTGAGCGAACTTCACATTGGAAGCCATCATGTCCATGACACGTTGGAAGGTCCAAGCAGCCACTTCGACAGCGCTTTCGGGACTGCCTGCGGCTTGCTTTCGGAGAATGTCGAACTCCACGCTTTTGCGCTCGATCTCCGCACGCAATTCTTCCACCCGTTGTTTCACGAGCGGCTGGCTGGCGAGGGTGCTGGCGTTCGAGCTTGATGGCTCGTATCCAGCGTTGGTGTAGGCATCTAGCTGCGTGCAGCCTTCGGCGAGGAACTTGGCGAAAAGCTCCTGCTTCTTGTTCAGGTAGGTTTGGGCCATTACTTGGGTGCCCCTTTTCTCTTGGGGAGGGTCCCGTTGATGAGACCGAGGTGGAAGGGTTGGGTGGGCTGGTGGCCCAACAGGATCGCGGAATAGAGGGCGATCAGAGCGGACTCGGCCCGGCCATGATCCATCTTGCGGGACCAGCCGGCGGTGCAATTCGGGAAGAGGAGCGAAGCGCGGTGCTTGGTCTGCTCCTTGTCGGCCGGGCACTGCATGTGCATCTTCCACTTGGCCGGGGCGACCGAAGCCATGGGGATGTCGAGGCCGGCGGCGATGCCGAGGGCGATGCCAGTAACCTTACCGAAGGTGAACGCGCCGACATGACCATCGTTCGGCGTCGATTGCACGTTTTCGATCGTGCAGTAGTCGAGCGGGAAATGCGAAAACGCCGCGACGTAGCCATCCACGTCGCAGCGCTTGCGTTCTTTGTCCCCGACCTTGACGATCAGAGTGGGGGTGTCCCAGAGGTGAAGCTGGAAATCTTGGAGATCGAGGACCGCGAGTGCCCCGGTCAGGCCGGGGTCGATCCCACCGATGAAGCGCATGGGGAGACTTTGAACAGAGGGATGACATTCCCCTCTCTGGTCTCCAGCACCGGCGGGCCGCCGGTGAAGAAGAGATCAAGTTCTCGGTAGGCGTCGAGGTAGCGGAGGATTTCTTCCACCGGTTCGACCACCGGGAGCTTCCTGCCATCGTCCAGAAGGATTTCGGTTGCAGGTAGAAGGGAGCAGAAGTCGGACTCTACACCACTTTCCTCCACTTTGTCAAGCAATGACTTGACAACAGCGATTTTGTCAATGTCAATCGAGACTGTCAGTGTTTCGATCGAGTCGGGCCGCCGGATCGGGACGGTGACCGGGAAGCTAAACACGGCGGCACTCCTCCGGGGTGGTCGGCCATGGCTCACCTTCCTCCGGGTAGAGAAACGGCGCAACGACAAGCATCCCGTTCGAGCCGACGGCGACCCACTCCTCGTTCCCGTAGGTGAAGACCTCGACCGAGAAGCGGATTTCGTGCTGTGGGGTCAGTGCGTGCAGATCGTCATATTCGGCCGGTGGTGGGATCAGCTTCATGGGAGGCACCCACGACAGCCGCATCGTCGGACCGAAGCCGCGATGGTAGCGACTGAAACCCAGATGCTGCCAGAAGATTGCCGCCAGTGCTTCGCGGCTGGTCGGCGGTAGCTCAGCGGTAAACAAGATAGTCCTCCAGCTTGATGTCCGCGAGTTGGTGGAAGCCTTCCCATGGGAAGGGGTGAATGATGACGCGATGACCGCAGACGAGTGATGCGAACACCGTGCCGCCGAGCATCGCGTCTTCCAACGTGAAGGTCAGCGTGACCGGTCGGATTGGGAAGGGGTCGATCCCGTCCTCGTCGTCAGGCTCGCGGGGATAGGAGATCGCGCTGCGGGCGGGGAAATAATCGACCACCACCTTGCGGCGCTTGGTCGCAGCCATGATCTGAGGGACGCCAGCCAGCGCAGCCGCCTCCACCAATTCGGCGAAGGGTAGCTCCCGGCTCATGTGTTGGAACCCAGCGCGCGGATCATCGCGGCAGTGACCGGGTCGCAATCTGCGTCGTCGAGCAGGGCGACCAGTTCCGAGTAGGGAACATAGTAGCTCAGCGCGCCTGCCTTGATACCAACGATCGGATCGCGGGTGAGGGAAGGTGTGCTGTCATAGCTGACCCAGCGCGAATAGCTGATCGAGGTGATCGTGTGCTTGGGAAGCTCGACGCTCTCGAAATAGAGGTCTTTGGCGTTCGGACCGAGTTGATGTTCGTCGATCGCGATGAGAGAGGGGATGTAGTCGGTCGGGGCGGTCTTCGCGTTGTAGACCAGCCGATACCCGTGGGTGAGCATTGATAGGGAACTCCGTGGCTTGAGGGCCTATGGTCAGCCAGAAGATACCCAATGTCAAGGGAAAATGGCGGTCAGGGAGGTTTGTAAAAATTACTGAAAAATCTAATAAAACTGGTTGGACCGCTAACCCACGGTAATCCGCCGTCGTTTACGGAAGGTTCCCTACTATATTATATATTTATATATTTTTAATAATAAAGTATATAACCAAGAACCTTCGCATAGGGCCTCACCGGTCAGAACGGGGCGATCAGGGCAGACCTAATTCGTGGCTGGGCTGAATAAAAACGAAACGTAAAAGTTGGTGGCGGCTCAAAAAAGCCCGGTAAAATCGCTGTAACCCGCAGAAAACAGCCATTTCTACACCATCACTCGTCCCTTATCACCTCCTCTAATTACCTCTCCATCACGCCCAAATCGCAAAAACCCACCCCGCCATCACGCCCATCACGCCATCTCGATCCCCTCCATCACGCCTCCTCGGCATCACGATCATCACGCCATCACGATCATCACGCCATCATGGCCGTCACGTCAAAATGACACCCGAATATCCCGACAAAATGTCCAATAAAAAATAAAAAGACACCCGGCGGCCCCTGAAACCCTTGGAAATCCGTCGCTTTCACCTTCCACCACTTTTTCTAACATTTTGGATCGTTGACAATTATCGCGTGATGCACCATCATGTGAGAATGACCACACCAACCAGCCATACTGACGCTGCCGACTCGCAGACGCCCGCCGCCGTCCCTGATGTGCCCTTCACCAGCCGCTCCGGTGCGCTACCCAACGAGCGCGTGATGATCACCACGGGCATCTTCTATGTGATGGAGCACGACGGCCCCATCCGCTTCTGGATTCACGCGCGCACCTACAACAAGCGCCCGGTCGCTGGTGGTCCCAAGCGCGTTCGCGGCTTCAACGAGTATGACAAGGCCGTGCGCTTCATGCGCCGGGCGACCAAGGACGCGATCGCCGCTGATCCTGCCGTCCGCAAATGGTTGGCCAGCTATGAAGGTGTTGAGGCCAACAATGCCGCCGGCATCCAGAACTTAGACCCTGTGCCCCCTCGCAAGCGTGGCCGGCCGGTGGGCAGCAAGAATGCACCCAAGCCGCAGAAGCCGGGACCGAAGCCCAAACCGCCCGAACCGAAGAAGCGCGGACCCAAGCCGAAACCCCAGCCGCCCGCGCCGATCGAGCATCCGCCCGTGTCCTTGACCGCGCTGGTTGATCGCTTCCGCATCGAGCCGGAGCTTTCCAACCCGATCGCACAGGTCTGGCGCTGCGTCTCGAACACGGCTCCTGCTCGTGGCCGCCGGGCGCGCACCGGGAACAACCAGACCGGCGACCTTCCGCACCTGATGGGGAGCTACCTCATCACGCACTATGACCGGGGCGTCTATTCGGCCGCCTCGGATGAAGACGGCGTGGCCTATATCTATCCGACGTGGATCGACGCGGAACGGGAGGCCAAGTTCTTTTACGAGCAAGCGCCGGAACCCAAGCTGCCGATGGAAGGGATCACCCACTACCGGGTCGATCATGTTGAGGTTCACCTGACGCCCGCCATCCACGACGGCCGGCCCTATTCGCTGTTCGACACGCGGGTCTGTGCATATGTGCGCGACGGGCGCGGATACAAGTCCTACACCCGACTCGACAGTGCAAAAGAAGCGGCAAACGAATATGCCGACCTCGCGCCCTTCTCGGTGCGGCTGGCCCGCGCGCTGGTGGAGACGCCGGAAGAGAAGGCGAACCGCGAGCGCCGCGAGGAACTGGAAGCGATCGAAGCCGCCCGCGCCCAAGAGGAACGCGACCGCCTCTATGAAGAGGAGATGGCTGACCTCGCGCGCCGCCGGGCGAACGCGCCAGAGCGCCGGTTCCTGACACCGGAGGAGATCGCGATCGAGAAGGCCAAGCGCGTGCAGATCATCAACCCGACGCCGGAGCAGAAGCTCGCCGCCCGCCGGGCCAAATATGTGCGCCGGTCCTATTCGGATCGGGAAGCGCGCGCCCACCGGCAGGCGGCGTCTGATTCGTAGAATAAGTGGTTGATCGAATCACATCACGCGGTTATGTCCGTCTCAACGAAACAACAGGAGGACACATGAAATCCGAAGATATGGACCGCGATCAGTTGCTCGAACTGGTTGCCCGCCTGCGCGATCGCGTTGGTCTGCTGACGGCCGAGAAGAACGGCCAGCGGAAGGAATATGAAACCCGGATGGCTAATCTCCGGTCGGCCAAGCGTCTCGCAAACAAGCGCGCCGACGCGGCCGAGGAAGCTATGCGTGGCATGGCCGCCCAGATGCAGAACCTGATCGCATACAAGACGCCGGCCGGTGCCGTCGTCTGGGAACTGCTGCGCCGCTGGGTCAAGCGCTATGAGGCTGTGCCCGCATGGTCGGCCGAGCGCGACATGCAGATTCTCCTCGACTCCCGCGCCGTCCTTGCTGAGCACGAGAAGGCGGCGGCCTGATGTTCGGCTTCTTCAATCGCAAGCGGCCGGCCGCGCCGGTGACGCAGGTCCTCGTCGGCCTGACGCCGGAAGCGACCTCAGTTGCCATGAACGCGATCCGCCAGTCCATGGACAACATGGCGGAGCAGGAGGAGCAACTGCGGCGCGACGCCAAGGAACACCACGAGCGGGCCACGCAAGCGGAAAACAACGCACGCGATATGCGGCGCTATGGTCGCCGCTGCACGGATGAAGCCGATGCCCTTGCCCAGAAGCGCGCCGCGCTCGCTGAAACGCTCAAGATCGGGGGATAGCATGAACGACAAGGAATTCCTCACCATGGTCGCTTCCCACTGGCCATACACCCGCGACTGGATGACGCCGGGAGACCTCGAAGCCGAGCGCCAGCGTATCCGTGACATCGCCGATCGCCTCACGCCGGCCGACCAGACGCCCGAAGACATCTTCCATGCCGGATACGAGGCGGCTCTGCGCCACACAAGCGGAGGCACGCGCCCCATGGACCTGACCGCTCAGAAGGCGTGGGCGCAATACCAGCGGATGCAACAGGCGAAATAATTCACCGCCATTTGCACAAACCCTATAGACAGTCTCACATGACATAGGTATCAGAATCACATGACGAACGAATCGCAAGCCACCCGGTCCTTCTTCGCGGAGATCGACCAGATACTCACCGAAGGAAAAGGAGCCTCCATGCAGACCACCACCGACCGCACGATCGACTCCAGCGCAGCATTCGGCGCGCTGCTCGACGAAATCTTCGGCGCTGCCAAGCCCACGGCCCAGCCGGAACCGACCGCTGCCGACAAGGAAGACATCGAGAACGCGCTCGCCTTCATCGACCTGATGTCCGCTCTGCTGGGCGTGCCGCCGGTGGCTCCGACTGCCGCGCCGTTCGCGATGGTGCCCTTCGCCAAGCTGTTCAGCACCCGCCACGGCCAGTTGCTGGTCACGCTCAACAACCCGACGCCGGAGCACGACGGACCGCACATCGTCATTCGCGGTGCCGGTCCGCGCGAATACACGCCCGAGTTCGTCATGGCCTACACGGGCACCGACGAGGGCTGGCTGTCGGCCGCGCGCGCGTTCGATGCCTTCTCGCAGGAAGTCGCCGAAGGTGCAGCAGCCGATCTGTCGGCGCGTGGTCAGGCGGCGTTCTCCGAGCAGTTGATGGCCGCCATGGCTGCGTCCGCCGAAGCGGGCATGACCGACACCACCAAGCACCGCGACGCGGTCTGATCGGAGGGACCGATGGCAAAGTTCGCAAAGCTGTTCGAGACCGAACACGGTCAGTTGCTCGCAACGATCGAAGGCGTCGGTGACGACTTCGACGGCCCGACGATCTGCCTGCGCGGCGAAACCGCCGAAGGCGTCGAGCCGGCGTTCCGCGCCGGCCCGTTCACCGACACCCCGCAGGGCTGGGCCGAGGCCGAGGATTTCCTCGCTCGGATCGATCAGGAAGATGCCGAGAACATCGCCCGCAATCTGTCCGCGACCCTGAGCAACTTCATGCGCTCGGTCGAAGACGAGGCGGCCGAGCAGGTTGGCTGACGCCTTCTGCAACAAGTGCGGCTACTTCGGCCCTGAAACGACGGGTGGCGCTCATCGTCGCCCGTCGGACGGGGAGGTGTGCAACTATATGTGCGCCCCAGCCGCGCCGGTCTCCCCGGAGATCGCCGCCGAACGCGCCCGCATCCTCGCCGCTCTGGACGGGGAGGCGGAGCAATATCCCGGAACCGATTGGGAGCTTCACCTCCGAGCGGTCCAGTTCTTCCTCGAAACGGAGGTCTTCCCGTGAGCTACCACAACCCGCGCACCGAGATCGCTGCGTCCATCGCTTCTGGTATGCTGGCGCGCGGCCGGGTATGGAACCCGAAGGAGGTTTGGTCTTTGGCCGATGAGCTTCTGGCGGCTGACCCGGAGGCGAACCCAGCCGAACCGACCGCCTATGAGAAGGCGCTGGAAGAGCAGAACGCCGAGTTGGTGGAAGCGCTCGAACGAATCCTGCGGATCAGCCGCGACCGGTTGGACACTACGGACCCTATGTCCTCCTCCATCGTGGGGGATTTCCAGTGCATCGGTTACACGGCGCACCGGATACTGGCGAAGTTCCGGCCGTGAGCGTCTTCGAGATCATCGGCTATGTCGTGGTGATCCTCGCAGGGATCGCGGCGGGCCTGTTCGTCCTCGTCTGCCTCTATGCGAACCTGATCCACCAGCGGTTCGAGGCGATCCTGTTCCGCAAGACGCAGCGCCGTCTTTCGCTGGCGGCGTGGCATCACACGGCCCTTAGCCAGACGCCGAAAGACGAATGGCCGGCGAGCGACTGGCCGATCAACGAGCGCCCTTTCTACCTGTCCTATCAGGCGTTCGGGCGACGCTTCTTCATCATGGCCGGCTCGCTGGGCGACCACCGGTTCAACGCCATCAAAGGGGAGCACCCATGAAGTTCACGGTTGAGGTGACGCAGATCGTCACCGTCACGCTCGACGAGACCAAGTTCACGTCGGAGTTCATGGATGAATTCCGCCAGTCGTTCTTCCAATTCGATACGCTCGAAGAGCACGCGGAACACCTCGCCCAGCTTGCGGCGCGCGGTATCGCGGAACCGTCGAAACACTGCGGCGAGTTCATCGAAGGCTATGGCCCGTCGGTGGATATGGGCATCACGACCAACGTGGACCTCCTCGAAACCTTCGTCATCGACAAGGCATCGGCATGAGTTGGTTCCAGAAACAGCGGCAGGACTTCATCCGCGCCACGCTGATGACTTACGGCATGATCCGCCGCAAGCAGATCGTCGAGAAGTTCGACGTGACGCTGGCGATCGCATCGTCGGACATCCAGACGTTCATGGACGCCCACCCGGACCTGATCGATTACGACCGCTACGCCAAGTGCTATGCGTTCGACGGCACCGACCTGCTGGAGGAGAAGCCATGACCATCCCCAACACGAAGGAATCGCAGCGCGTCCTCGCCGAGGAGATCGCGAAGCAGGTGGCGGATAACTCCGGCTGGAAGTCCATCACGTCCAACTACGCCCGTATCTATCAGGCCGCCTTCCTTGGCGTCGTGAAGACCTGCGAGCGGCTGGCCGCGTCGGCGGCGTCGGATGCCGAGTTCCAGATCGACAACATGGAGACCATCCGCCCCGGCGGCGGTCCCATCACGAATCTCTGCCGCGAGGTCGAGTTCGAGACGCGCTATGCCAATCCGCCGGGGAGCAATCCCTGCAACGAGATCATCGGCGGATCGCAGGACGACGTGCTGGTCGAGATCGACGAGAGCCGGCCATGACGGACTTCTCAATCGGGGACCGCGTTAAGTTGGCCGACCCGGAAAACTGGAAGCAGCCCTACCGCAAATTGGGAAACGATGGTCGCCTTGCGACCGTGACTTCCATCGTCGAGAGCAACTTTCGTGATCCGATCAAGATCGAGTTCGACGTGAAGCGGAAGGGCGCTACCCACCACACGATCTGGCTCAAGGCGCGTGACATCACACTTACGGACGAGGACCGGCCGCTGGCCGGCATTCATCTGCATCAAGGAGGAGACCTATGACTTCCGCAACGGGCTGGGTCACAATGAGCTTATCTCCAATTCAGCAGCCACCCTCTGACATGGAATCATCTGTGACCGCGATCATCGAAAACGAAAACTGGTTCGACGACCTCAGCTTCGACGCCAAGGGCGTAGCCGGCGCATGGTTCGGCATGATGGTGCCGGGCAAGGGCGAAGTCACCTTCCAGTTGCAGAAGGCCAAGCCTTCCCCGCGCGCTCAGGCGGCGCTTGACGAACTGGTGACCAAGGGTCTGGCCAGCGTCGAAGCCTTCAACCGCTACGGCGGCCTCGTCTACCGGCCGCTGGTGCGGTTCGACATGGCGATGGAATGGCTGGGCAGCAACCTTGACCACCCGGACATCAAGTTCGCCCTGACGGAAGAGGTCAAGGACGAGAAGGACGCGCGCAAGCACCAGAAGAAGGCGCTGGCCGTTGGCGGATAGCTCACTCCATTACATGGGCGACGACTACACCCGGTCGGTCGCCATGAAGATCGCCAGCGCAGCGGCGCAGGGCATCATCGAAGCGCCGTCGCTGGACGGCTTCCTGATGGCCGTCACCCGCGTGCTCAACACCGTAACGATCGACCACGCCGATCTGGGCGAGTTCGAGATCATCGTGAGGAAGAAATGAACCACCGCCCCACACAGCCTGTCCCTTACGCGCCGTTCCGCCGTCTCCTCGCATGGGTTCTCCGCCGCCGGCTGGTGGCGCTGGTTGACCATGACAACGAGGTGAATGTCCGGGTCGAGTGCTACGACAAGGATGGTAACCCGTTCGCATGGCGCTATAAGGGCATCAAGCGCGGCGTCCACCTCCGCGAAGGCGGCCTGACCGTCGGTATGTCCTTCGTCGAATACTGGTATCCGCTGGCGGACTTCCGCAAGCGTAGCCGGGCGAAGGGCTGGGCGTGACCGACGATCGGATCGAGGTCGTCATGCTCAAGCGCCGGATCGAGGAGCTTGAGCACCAGATCAACCACATCAAATCTCACATGGTGAACTCGGCCGGCCGTATCCAGATCATGCTGGATGAGGACGATTACGAGGGCATCTGCGAAGAACTGGAAGCATGGAAATGACGCGGAGCTACCCTGTCCCGACCGAGCGCTGGTATCACAGCTACATCCCGTGCGTGGTCATCACGACCATCTTGGGCTTCGCCATGGCGGCATGGACCGACGGGACCACCACCGCTGTCATCCTGAGCTTCGGCATCATGGGCGTCCTGAGCTTCGCCGTCACGGCTGCTGCGTGGATGGTCGATGGCTTCACGGCGAAAAGCTGCGGTGCCTTCTGGACGATGATGACCTGCGGCGCGGTGTGCGCTTTCGTGCCTGTTGGGGTGGACCTGTTTTGAGAACCATCCGGGACATCCTGAGCGAAATGATCGTGCTGGAGGGCGAACTGAACCTTTGCAATTATGACCACGACGACGTGGTCTGCTTGCAAGATGGCTTCATCGCTTCCTACCATCTCGCGGTGGAGGCGCTGGAGCTTCTGGACGCCGAAGCCCGCCGGGCGAGCGATGAAGCCGACGCCGAGGAAATGAACCGATTGGCCGGAGCTACCTACCGCCAGTCGCTTGGGGACTGACACACCATGCGTAACTGCCTGACCTGCAAGTGGCGGGGACCGGCACGGACTCCGCAGTGCTCCAAGGAACCGGAGCATTCGGCGACCTGTGAATACCCGCTCCCGACCATCACCATGATCGGCTTCAACGTGACGGACGTGCGCCGCCACATCAATCTGGCGACGATGTTGCCGGACAGTCCCTATTACCATGAGGCGCACGCTGCACAGGAATGCGCCACATGGGTTGACGCATAGGACGAATCATCCTACGACAGTCTCACACGACACTGAGTCGATTAGAAATAAAAGGAGACTGACGTGGGCAAGGCCCTCACACATAATATCCGCTTCGAGGCCGAGGTCGGCACGCGCATCCTGCGATCGCATTTCTGGGGCATCTGCGCGTCGGACGCCGACGGTCATGCCCTGTGGTGGTCGGACAAGGCGAAGCGCTGGTTGACGTGGGAAGAGTCCCGCGAACTGCGGTCGGGATACAGCACCCACTATCACGGTCCGCGCACCTACAAGGCATTCCTGAGTCATCTGCGCGACCACCCGGAACTGGCCGGCGCGACCGTCACGCTGGTAAGCCGCTTCCACGATCACAGCATCGTGGCCGAACCGACCATGCACTGAGGAGACCGCTGCCATGATGACCATGAACCAAGTGATCGCCGCCCTCAAGGAACTGGCACCGGAACGCCCGGTCGTGTTCAGCTTTGCTGACATCGCGCCGACGACCGTGGCCAGCTATCGCGGATATTATGACCAGCCAGCGCTGGGCTGGGAACCGACCGGATACGACGGCGACGCCCGCCCGCCGGAGGCTGAGGCACTGATCGAACAGCTTGAAGGTGCGATCGGCACGATCTTCACCGGCTGGAAGGGCGGGGACTATCGCTACAACGGCGACGAGACGCTATGGGTTGCGAACCCCGGCAGCAGCACCGGTAACTTCATCACGGGCCTCGACCTCAGCGGCTATTTCGCCGTGCTGATCGTCGGCCGGGAGGAAGGATATTGAGCGCCGACCAGATGCTGATCCTTGAGGCCGCTGCGTTCGCCGCCAGCCGCCATCACGGGCAGGTCCGCAAATGGACCGGTGAGCCTTACGTCACGCACACCTTGGAGGTCGCCTCCATCGTCGCGCAAGTGACCGACGACACCGACATGATCATCGCCGCGATCCTGCACGACGTGGTGGAGGACACCAACACGCAAATCGGCGAGGTGTGGAACCGCTTCGGCTACGAGGTGGCGAACCATGTCCAATGGCTGACTGACGTGAGCAAGCCGTCGGACGGCAACCGGGCGATCCGCAAGGCGATGGACCGTGAGCATATCGCGAAGGCTCCGCCCCGGACGAAGACGATCAAGCTGGCCGACCTGATCTCGAACTCCCGGTCGATCCTCGCGCTGGACGAAGGCTTCGCCCGCATCTACCTACCGGAGAAAATCCGGCTGCTCGGGGTGCTGATCGAGGGGAATGAATCCCTGTGGCAAGAGGCACACGAGATCGTCCAGCAGGGCCTCGCCAAGCTGGCGGAGAAGCGCGACGCATGAGCGACTTCTACAAGCTGCATTTCTGGCGGCCGGCCGCCGGCTTCAATAGCATCACGCCCTGCGATCGCACGGACGAGCGCCTGAACCGCTGCGAGATCGAGTGCTTCGGTCCCGGCCGCGACACCCATGTCTTCCTCCGCGATGAAGGCGAGACGCTGCTGCGGTTCATCTATCGCATCCAAGGCGTCGAGACGCTGATGAAGGCCGCCCACTGGCAGGGCCGCCGGTTCCAAGCCGGCGTCATGAGAGAGGCGCTGGAAGTCCGATGACATTCGCCGACGAGGTAAAGCGCGAGCGGGACGGGGAGGGCGTCTCGATATTCGAAGCCTTCCACCGCGTCATGCAGCGACAGATGCTCCGCGACGTGGATGCGGCCGAAACGGTGGATGACCTCAAGCACATCCTCCGCGAATTGATCCTCGAAACCCGGTTCGATCGCCGCGTTGCTGGTTGACATCACGACTCACTTCGCATAGTCATTTTAACATGACATCGAGTCGTTCAAGAATAACAGGGGACACCACTTGAACAATCGCTACCTCTTCTTCTTCGCCATTATCGCCTTCATTCTGGTGACCGGCGTCCTCGCCCAACTCGGCCTCTCGTCCGCTGCGATCAGCGCGGGCATCGCCGCCGTCGTGATCGCTATCGGCCTGATGGCTGAGATCGATGGCACCTTCGCGAAATGAGCAAGCGCCATTTCTATGGCGCGGCGAGCATCGCCTGCGTCATCACCGCCGGCTGGATGGCCGATCAGGGTCACTATTGCAGCACCATCTCGCTCATCATCGGCGGGATCATGTGCTTCTACGCTGCGATCGTCTGCGATGCCGATCGCATGGAATCCATGCTGGACGAAATTCTGGATAGCACCCCATGATCAACACCGACGAGGCGCGCGGGACGGCAGTATGGCCGATGTCGATCGCCGACGAACTTGCAGACACGCTGACGCCCCGGCAGATCGAAAAGCTCTACGAGGCGCACAATCTGATCCACGACATGGCGGACGAGATCGAACTCCTCCGCAACTCCGGCGCTTTCCTGCTCGACGAGAAGCATAAGGAAGCGACCGAGGCGATGCTGTGGTTCGACCGTGCCCAGCAGTGGAAAGCCGATTTCTCTCGTTTGAATGGGGAATATGATGTGGCGCTGAGGGCGCTTCGCCCCTTCGCGGACTGTTGCGAGTTCATCGACGCCACCGAAGATGACGAAGAATGGGCGAAGTTCCGTCTTCTCATCAAACACTATCGAGCCGCAAAGCGCGCTGTAGGACCTGAATAATGGGCTTGAAGCAGAAGACGATGAAGACCGTCGAGGATGTTCTTCTCTGGATTCACACCAACGAGCACCACATCGTCGGCGGTGATTACAGGCCCGGAGCGCCTTTCGAGGAAGGTCCGACCCACCATTATTACCAGAACCACTTCGAGAAGATGCGCGTCCCGGCCAAGCTGTTCGAGGAATTGAAGGGCTTGCTCCAGCCGAACAAGCGCGCCTTCGACACCCGCATGTTCGCGCTCACCAAGGAAGGCAAGCGTCGCCTCTATCGGTGGGCCTACAGCAACAACCCCATCATCCCGGCGAACCGGGAGAAAGCAGCAGCATGTTCCTGACACCGATCGACGACATCCTTGGGGTGCTGGAAGCCAACGCGGTCGCCTATCGCAAGGCGCAGGAGACCGGTAAGCGTGCCGACATCAAGGCATGGAAAGACGCGGCAGGCGTCGCCGAAGTCACATGCGTCGGGCACATGCGGGCAGCGCTTACCGAGATCGCTGCGCTGCGACAGGCGCTCGACGACATGACGGACCTCTACACCGCCCTGATCAATTCCGGTGACTGCGGTCATTGGGACCCGGAGACGGACTGGCAGGTCATTGCCGCCCGCGCCGCCCGGAGTGACGACGCATGAGCGAACCGACACCGTGGCGCTGGTATGCCGGCCTCTACCCTGACGACGTGTTCGATCTGTCCGGCCCGTGCCTTACCCGCGAGGGCGCGATCAACGAGGCGCATGGGACGTGCTGGGAGGATGGCGACACCTTCTATGTGATCGAGGCGCGAAGCGACGGCGACCCGGCCGACGAGGATGGCCTCTACTGGTTCGTGGAGACGCGGAACCTCGAATGCGTGGAGTTCAAGGAATGATGGTGTTCCTCGCTTGGTGCGGCATCGCATACATAACATGGTGCGTCGTAGGCTTTACCGTGGCCGGACTGCGGGACCGCTATGCACTCTACAGCCGCTTCGAGAAGGTTCTGGTCGCGGGACTCATCCCCTTGGTCGGCCTCTTCTATGTGGTGGCAACAGGCTGGCGCTGGTTTTTCTGGAGGCCCATCGAATGAGCTTGATCTACGTCGCCGCGCCTTACAGCCATGCCGATCCGGCCGTCGTCGCATCACGCGTCAACGCCTTCACGCACACCATGCGGGAACTCATCGCCTTGGGACATCACCCGGTGTCCCCGCTGATGAACCATCTCCTCGCCGAGACGGGCAACGAGTTCCCGCTGACGTGGGACTATTGGGCCGACTTCTCCAAGAAGCTGCTCACCCGATGCGATCGCTTGTGCGTCCTCATTCTGCCCGGCTGGGAAGAATCGACCGGCGTTCAGGCCGAGATCACGATCGCCAAAGATCACGGCATCCCGGTAGGCTTCTGGATACCGCCGGAGAAGCTGATCACCGAAGACCTCTACGACGAACTGGCGGCCCGCATGAACTGGAGGACCAGATGAAGCGCGCGGAACTGGAAGAGCGAATCACCGAAATGGTGGAGGACACGCTGTATGAGAACGGCGTGGACATCGGCGAGTTTCGCCACACCAGAGATGCCACCGTGGCGATCATCGAAATGGTGCTCGAATATGCGGCACAGATCGCGATGAGCGATAAGCTGATCCTCAGCGAACATCGCAGTCGCGGGAGCTTTGGCGGCGCTCGCAAGAACCACGGCGAACTGATCGCACTGATGCTGCGCCAGCCGGAAGAATTTGAAAAATTGCCTTGACGGCACCGACAGTCTCACTTAACAGGCAGTCATCCCAAACAAAACAGGAGGTAACTTTTGAAGAAAATCGCTCTCGCATTTGCCATGGTTCTGGGCCTGAGCGCCTGCGGCGTCGCTTCGCCCGATCCGGGTCAGGAAGCCGTCCTCGTGCAGAAGCCCATGTTCTTCGGCCACGGCGGCGTCGTTGATACCCCGGTGAAGACCGGCAAGGCATACACGGCGTTCACGACCGACGCGATCTATGTCGATATGTTCCCCAAGGAATATAAGGTCTCGTTCGACGACCTCATGACCAAGGACGGCGTGCCGATGCACTTCGACGCGACGCTGGTCCTGACCATCACGGACTCGGTCAAGCTGGTCGAGAAGTTCGGCCCCAAGTGGTTCGAGAACAACATCCAGAGCGTCTACGGAAGCCTGATCCGTCAGGAAGTCCGCAAGCACCCGATGACCGAGGTCGCGATCGACACCACGGCGATCGACAACATCGACCGGGTGATCAACGCCGAACTCAAGAAATATATCGCCGAGAAGGGCCTGCCGCTGGCCGTCGGCCGCAGCACCGTCGGCAAGGCCAATCCGCCCCCGTCGGTCAAGGACCAGCGCGTGAAGACGGCGCAGGAGCAGCAGCGCGCCGAGACCGAGGCCGCCGGCCAGAAGGCCGAAGTGACCCGCAAGGCCCGCGAGTTGGCCCGCGCCGAGGCGGACAACGCCTACCGCACCCAGATGAACCTCAGCCCGGACCAGTTCGTCGAACTGGAGCGGGTCAAGGCCATCAAGGAAAGCTGCGCCGACGGTGGCAAATGCACCCTGATCGTCGGCGGACAGGCGCTCTACACCGCCAAGTAAGGGCCGAAGCGGCGAGGTGCCCGACGCCTCGCCGCTTCCTCGGGAGCACATCATGACCGACATATATTGCAAGGGTTCGATCGCCCTCGGCACCGGGTGCATGAAGTGCTCTCGCTGCAAGGAAGAGATCGCGGCCGGCGTCACGCCCATCGCTGAGAAGCCCCGGAAGATGAAACCCATCCCGATCTCGGCGGCCGAACGGATCGCCAAGGACTATGGCTACGATCAGGTCGTCATCATGGCGCGTCGGATCGCCAATCCCGACGACGAAATCAACGGCGAACACATCACGACCTACGGAGGCAACAAGACGCATTGCGCCGTCGCCGCGATGATGGGGGATACCCTCAAGGACATCGCCGGCTGGCCTGAGCGCGCGGACTTCGACCTCGTCCGGGAAATGTATCACGAACTGCTCGACGGGCAGATCATCCATTCCGATTACGACCGCGCCTGCGAAATGCTCGGCGCTCTCCGCCGCATCCTCTATCCGCGCGAACGGGACAAGAAATGACCCTCCCATATTACGACATATTTGGCGTCGGCGCGGCTGTCCGCTCCTTCATGCGGACCCTCGAAAACACCAACCGCAAAACCGGCCGGACCACCCGGACCGTGGAGCAGGTCCAGCCGGGCGATGTCGTCGTCTGCGGTGGTAACAAGACGCGGATGATCTACGCCTATGAACTCAAGAGGCGTGGTCTGGAAGTCGTTGGTTCGCCCAATCATCACTCCTACCGGAACGTCCTTCTGATCGTCGATCGCCCGGACCCCGACCGCGATCTGCTCCGCGCCTACCCGCAGACAGACGGCACCATCCACTTCACCCACGACTATGTGGAGCGGGTCTATGGCGACGCCGTCGAGACCGCATCCAAGCGCCTCGCCAACATCCGGGATCGCTGGGGCAAGGAACCGGACCGGACCCGTGAACCCGCCATCAACCACATCGACCGTGAAGGATTCAACTGATGCGCCAGCCGACCATCTATCTCGACTGCGACGGCGTGCTCGCGGATTTCGATCGCGGCTTCGAGGAGCATTGGGGAATGCTCAGCGCCGACTATGAGAAGCGCTATGGCTCCACCCGTTTCTGGGAAGAGATCGAAGGCCATCCCGACTTCTTCGGCACCCTTCCGCTGATGCGGGACGCGCTGACGCTGTATGAAGGCGTCAAGCACCTGCGGCCGATCATCCTGACCGGTATGCCCAAGGGCGGCTGGGCGGACATCCAGAAGCGCCGATGGGCCGCCGCCCATTTCCCCAACGTCAAGGTCATCACCTGCCTGTCGGCCAAGAAGGCGCAATATTGCCAGCCGGGCGACATCCTGATCGACGACACGCCCAAGCACCGCTCGAAGTGGATCGCGGCCGGCGGCGTCTGGATCGACCACGCGGATGCGGCCACCTCGCTCGAAGCTTTGTGGGCACACCGTCCTGACCTCCGTCCGGGGACAGCGGACATCACCTTGGCCAAGGCCGCGCTGATCGACCGGATCATCGACGCCTACCACACCACCCGCGTCTCCGGCACGTCGGCTTCCGCGCACATCCTGTCGAAGCCTTATGTGAAGCAGGCTTTCGCGGCCCTCGGTCTCTGATGCTCAAGGGGTTGGCTTTGCTCGCCACTGCTTTCCTGTTGGCCATCTATGTCGGCGAGTCCATCGGCGTGGCTCTCATCGCCGTCTGTATCACCCTGATCCTGCTCCCGCCCTCGTGGGACCCGGCCATCATCATCAAAGAAAGACAACTGAACAATGCGTCCCGATGAAGCCCTGAACCTGATCTTCTTCGATCAGGACAACTACGAAGAAACCTCGATCGCCGACTATTTCAAGCTGCAACTGGCGACGCTGTGGGAGGAAGGCGAAAGCTTCTCCGGCAAGCGCCCGTTCGGCAACAGCGGCTGGGAAATGTGCCTCGACTTCGTGCTGGTGAAGAACGGCTGCATCAAAGGCACGATCGACGAGGAAGACCCGGACTATCCCGAAGTCTACGACGTGGACAGCAAGGAGCGCGACGCCTTCATCCAGCAGATGATAGAAGCGCTCTGATGGGATGCCCGACCGGCAAGGTAATGCACCGGGGAAAGCGGAGCGCTCATAAGGCGCTCCTCAACGTCCAGAGCAGGACCGGCCGGTTGGTGCCTTACTTCTGTCCCAAGTGCCGGCATTGGCATCTGGGGAACACGCCGCAGACCCGGTTGGAGCGGATGAACAATCTGTTCGACCGGGTCGCCCAGCTTGACGCTGCCCGGATGGTGGATGAATCGGTGAACGGTGTGAATCACCGTTGACGTGGAGGAAGTATTGTCCTATTCCGATTCGCGAAGCAACGAACTTGGAGACAGACAATGGTATACCTCACCGAAGCAGTCCACGACGCGCCCCACAGCACCGAAGTCGAGATCGTAGAGGTCTCGCAATCGACCTACGGTGAGGTCTATCTGATCAGCCGCAAGGATGGGAAGCTCTTCACCAAGGAAGATGGGTCCATTATCATGCTGGCCTCCGTCGCGCCATTCCGGGTATCTGACACCCTTCCGCGCGCGATCAGCGTGATCACCACCGCGCAGAAGGTGATCCAAGCCCGGCAGGGTGAACTCAAGGCGGAAGCCGACCGCCGCATCGCCGCCCTGAAAGCGGAGATCGCTGCTGAGCAGAAGGCCGAACTGAACCTACTGAGCGATCAGGCGCAGGCCCTTTATCGCGAGGAGAAATGGGCGGAACAGCGCGCGATCGTGGGCCACCCGCACGAAGGTAAGAAGGTCTACAAGACGATCCGTGCCGGCCGTATGGGTAAGCGCGAGGAGGTCGTCTTCGGCCTAATCGAAACGCGCCGCGCCGACACCAACTTGCCGGCAAATCGGGGCAACTGGAGCCTACCGAACATGGGCACCTCGTTCGTCCGCCTGCTCAAGAAAGATGGCAAACCGGGTCTCAATGTCGAGACTGCCTTTGCCGGTGATCCCCTACACGAAAATACCGGCTGGAAGCTGGTGGAGGAAGCTTGATGGCACGCGAAATCGAAGACCCCATCACCATCGAACAGGACGGCCCGCTCGGTGGGACGAAGACCCGGCACCCGTCGTTCGCGCAGATCGTCGCATCACGCGTCAGCGGTCAGACCGTCCTCTACGGCTCGGACTTCGTCCACCAGAATTACATCACGATCACCGTGACGGCGAGCGAGCTTAACCGCACCCTGTCGAACGACTGGCACTTCGGCCGCAAGCAGATCATCGAACTGGCGATGAGTGAAGCGCAATGGTCCTCGTTCGTCTCGTCGATGAACATCGGTAGCGGCGTGCCCTGCACGCTGACATGGCAGGAAGGGAAGGGGGTGATCCCCGGCCTGCCCATGCCCGAGGCGCGTGCCGACCAGTTCGGCAAAGAGTTTCAGGAAGACTTCGACGAAGCCATTCAGGCGCTCAAGGAAGCACTGGAAGAGGTGGGCACGCTGGGCCTGTCGAAAGCCAAGGCTGATCGGATGAAGGCCCGGATCATCACGGCCCATCGCAAGATCAGCGACGCCGCGCCGTTCGTCGCCAACCAGTTCGGTGAGCATATGGAGAAGGAACTGGAACGGGCCAAGGTGGAAATCCATGGCTATGCAACCAGCCTCTTCCAGCGCGCCGGGATCGCTGCTTTGACCGACGGAACCGGACATTCCCCTCCTCCAATCGCTTTACCTGACAAAGGCGACGCGTGATCTCCTACCGCAAGAGAGGGATAGATGGTCTTGAACTTCTCGCATGGATTGAAAGCCACTGTGAGAAGGATGATGATGGGTGCTGGATATGGCCGGGTTCCGCCTCTGACCGAGGATATGGGACTATAAAATACAAGGGCAAGACGTGGCGCGTCCATCGTCTGACAGCCTTCCTTGCCGGGAAGGGAACACCTCCAGAGTGGGATCACAATTGTGAGAAAACTCTGTGCTGTCGTCCAGCCTGTTTAGAAGATGTGACACACCAAGAGAATGTCACCAGAGGCAATCTCGATAAAGTCTCAGCGATCCGGTATTCGACCGTAACTCACTGCCCCGCTGGTCATGAGTATGCAGGAAGCAACCTGCATATCGACCGCAAAGGCCATAGACGCTGCAAGACTTGCGCGCGGGATTTACAAAGAGCGCGTAGAGCCGCTTAGTAAGGACGACGAATGATCGACTTTAGCATCACATCCTTCGCCATCGGCGCGGGCCTGATCGCGCTTGTCTGGTCCTTTTGGCCAGAGGCAGCACAGGTCAAATATTTCCGGGGCGTGGATTCCGCCAAGGAACTGTTGCAGCATAATTGGGACAACCGGACGGCGATCGAGCATTTCTACGAGGAGAGCTTCATGTTCTCCTCCGGCGATGCCTATGACAAAGGCTATCGCGACACGCTGCTGAACCGCATCCGCGACATGGAGCGCACCGAGGAAACTACCTGCAAATGTAGGGCGTAAGTGGATAAAGTGCTTGACCGAATCGGTCATCCGGCTTAATCCGATTCGTGTAACAACGGCTGAGGAGACAGGCGATGACCATGATTGAACTGAACCCGGAATCGAAAGCGCCACACGCCTATGGCGTCGGCGTCTGGGACGGCAAGGACCCCAAGACGATCACGGATGTGCTGGTCCGAGCGACGAACCGCGATCAGGCTGCTCGCATCGCCGAGCGCGCCGGCTACGTCGCCCGCGACGTGAACATGGTCGGCTGATATGGCGCGCTACATCACCGTCTTCCGCGACCCGCAGAACGCCCTCGATTGGGATTTCCACATCTCCGAGTTCGAGGACGATCTCAAGCACGTCCACCACAACCTCATAGAGCGGGGCGTCACGACCGGCGCTTCCTATGCGCTGGGCGATAAGGTGGCCGACCTCGCCGCTCTCGCGAAGAAGGGGACCTGACATGGCGCTCTATCAGTTCGACATCTACAGCGAGAAGCTGGAACTCATCGCCTCCGAAGTCATGGGTTTCGAGGAGAAGGTCCATGCCCGCGCCAAGGCCGGCCGCTTCGCCAAGAAGCATAACGGCCCGGTCGATGTGGCGACCTACGATCCGGCCAAGGATTTCGATGAGCGTTACATCACGACCGCCTACCCCAGCGTCCACACGCGGAGCGGCTACTATTTCGAGAGGATCGAGAATTGATCGTTCAGTCCCCCACGCCCTCCTATCCCGGTATGGTTCTCCCGTCCGTCGGTCTGCTCCACCGGCTTGGGGCGCAGTTGAAAGCGCTGCGGGAATCCCGTGCCAGCCTGCCGTGGTGGCAGCGCAAGAACAAGCACATCCTCACCGGGGCGATCGCCGCCTACGAGGTCGAGATCGAAGACCTCAAGGCGCTGATGGCGAAGACCGTGGCTGACACCGACATTATGGCTTGACATCGAGTCAGGTCCAAGCCTACTAACAGGCAATCAAGAATCACTCGGAGACAGCCTTAATGCCTTTTGATCTCGAAGACGACGAGCAGAACACGCCGCGCGCCCGCTACAACACCTTGGAGGCCGGTCTGCCGGTCCCGGCGGTGGCGCAGTCGAACCGTGCGCTGTCCGAAGCGCTCTACACTTACAGCGAGACGCACGAGTTTCGGATCGACCCCGAACTGGCGCTGACCATGTGGCAGATCGTCGAATGGGCACGCGCGGCGACGCCGGCCCAGATCGAGGAGATCAGGCTTTGACCTACACCACGGCGATCATGGGTATCCCGCGCGCTGCGTGGGACATCATGGCCATGGCTTTGGAAGAGGCTGGCTACGATCGCGAGATCATCACCATGGCCGGCGGCCTGAACATGGTCGCGCTCGACATGACGCATATCTCGGTGGTCGCCACCGATGACTCCGACATGGTCGCCAACTCCGGCCGCCTGAGCGACTTCGCCGTCCAGTCGAACGAAGAGGCATTCCGCGCCGGGTTCGAGGCCGCCCGCATCGGCGACTTCTACGAGAGCTATCACGCCGCTTGGAGTGAATACACGCCCAGCGACGACATCATGGCGTTGCAGGACGCCATCGCCGGCCGAGACATCGGTCATTCCGAAATCGACTGACACAAGGAACCACCATGAAATCGACGCCCACTTATCGCCTGACTGCCATCACCGCTGAGGGCACCAGCCTGTCCTCCGGGCGGGGCACCGGCCTTGAAGCCGCCATCAACTATCTGAACCGCTTCGCGCTTGGCGATCCGACCGTCGTCGGGAACAAGACGCCGTTCGCGGCGGTCCTGCTGGAGGTCGATCCGGTCACCAGCGTTGCCACCCCGATCCACTCGTGGTCGGCAGGCGGCGACTTCACGCCGACCGTCGCCGAGGAAGCGCCCGTCAATGAAGCTGACTGACGACAATTTCGAGCAGGTGCTGCCGGCGACGACCCGGCCGTTCCTGCTCAACTTCCGCTCGTCTTTCTGCGGCCCGTCCAATGTCGTCGCCGGCCTTCTCGATCACCTGTTCGACGAGGGCTGGCTGGCTGATGAGGACATCATCGACATTGATGTCGAAGCTTTCCCCAAGCTCACCCGCGCGATGCAGATCAAGGGGACGCCCACGCTGCTCCTCATGAAGGACGGCCAGCCGCTCGGCTCGCGCATCGGCACCATGCCCTATGAGGACTTGGTCGCCTTCATCTCAACCGCCCACGACAAATAGGAGATCGAATTGAACGCCATCACTCTGGAATCGGAGACCGGCGATAGCCTGTCCCCCATCATCGGAAAGATCGTCACCGATCTGTTCTCGATCGTCGTGATCTTCATCGTCGGGCTGGGCGTCGCCGCCTACGGGGCCTTCGTCCTGACCACGATCTGGGACTGGTTTCTCGTGCCGGCCGGCTATGCTACCCTGTCGTTCAAGACGGCGATCGGCGCGGCGCTCATCGTGAGCCTGCTGACCGCGAAGGACGCCAAGGTCGCCGGGGCGATGCGGGAGATGCCTGAGAACAAGCCGGACCCCGCGATTTTCAGCGACGCGGCCAAGCGGTTCACCATCGTCTGCGTGTTCATGACCATGGTCCTCGCGTCCGCCTTCGCGTGGACCCTGATCCTGCCGAACTGACCGCATCACTCGCCGCGTCAACGAGTAGCCCCGGAGAGCAATCTCCGGGGCTTTTTATTCTCCGCACATCACGCGGCGATTAGCCATCACATTCACCGCAAAGGAAGCAACATGACTCACAGCGAACGTGACAAGCTCGCGATCACCACTATCCTCCAGCAGATGGGAGACGCGACCTATCCCGACATTGCCCTGCGCGGCGGGGAGGGACTGGCATCGCCCTTGATGGAGATGGTCTGCGCCGGCGAGGTGATCAAAGAACAGGACCCCAGCCGCCCGGTGTATCAGCAGACGCGGTATCGTCTCGCGAATGTCGATTGACGAAGAGGAACAATTGTCCTATTCCGATTCGTGTTACAGCGACACCGGAGACAGACAATGGCGAACATCACCTACTTCTACGATGAGGACGAGAACCGCATCGAACTCCCCACCAAGTGGGTGATCTGCGGCACCTGCAACGGCGACGGCGCGCACTCGCGTCATCTGGGCGCGATGACCCAGCAGGACCTCGACGATTGGGACCCGGACGCGTGGGAGGACTACAAGGCCGGCGTCTATGATCGCCAGTGCGAGGCATGTGATGGTGCGGGTAAGGTGAAGGTCGCCGACACCGATCGGATGAACGCCGACCAACTCGCCCGGTGGCGTGAAGAGATGCAGGCCGAGGCGGAATACGAAGCCGAGGTTCGGGCCGAGCAGCGCTATTTCTATGGATTGGAGGCTTACTGATGCAGGAAATCCGCATGACCGCAACACTTCGCGCGCCGTGGATGCCGGCCGTCGGCTCTCGTGAAGAGATGATCCTGAACTTCATGACCGAGAACGGGCGCACCGGATACGAGAACGAAATCTTCGCGATCCACGACGACTTTTATCTCGTCCAGTCGGAGGCCGGGCCGGGCCATTATCTGTGCCCGTTCGTGCAGGAAAAGCTCGACCGGATGAACAAGGAGATCGAGGAGATCGTGCAGGCCGCCGTTGATCGCTACGACGATTGGGCGACCGACTGATTCCTCCGCTGGCTGACAAACAAGTTTGATCAGCGATAGGTGGAATATCAGGATGACAAAATAGATTGACCGAATCGAACAACAAACCTACTTCGGTCAAGCTAGACTAATCGAAGGAGACAGACATGGACTTCGTCCGACAAGCCGTAGAACCCCTCCGGGCAGACGCGATCGAGCGCGCCCGGCAAGGGGCCGAGGAAGCGATCAAGAACGTCCACATCGCGCTCGCGGCGCATGAGTGGAACATCAACGCGGCGGCCCCTTATCCGCGCGACTTGGGTGGCGGCCTCCAGTTCTTCGCGGCGCGGGTCAAGCACAACCTGTTCCACGCGGTCACGCAGCAGGACCCGGCGCGTGGCTACCAGTCGAACAACGGCACCCGGCCGGTCTATGTCGTCATGGATGCCGAGCGCGGACAGCGCTACATCACGCAGCAGATGGAACAGGCGGCGGCCGAATACGACGCCTTCATCCTCAAGCTCATCAACAAGGTCGGCGACGTGACCGCTGCCGTGCTGCACGGCAACCACGTCTGGTCCTATTCGACGCTGATCGTCACTAAGCCGGACGGCTCTAAGGTCGCATGGCGGACCCAGCAGATTATGAATTACTCTAAGAACGGTAAGCCATTCCATCAATATCCTTCTAGGAAGGTGAAGATAGCTTCCTGACCGAGTAGCCCTTATGGTGCTTCCTTTTACCACTAGCTACGGAACTCATATGGCCCATCCCTAGGTTATTTTCGACGCAGTAAGCATTAAGGCTTCTTACTTCTACGACCTCTCCATTAGGAGTCGTTACCTCCCAGACATGGTCAAAAGTATCTAGGATAGCTGAGACTCTTTTCGCGGTTCGTTTTGGGTCCTCCTTGCCGCGCGTCTTCCCTAGTTTGGCCCGCCGGAGCTTGTCTCTCGTTTCCTCAGATATTGGGCTACGCCGGTAGGATGATTCTCTTATCCGGCTACGCCACTCAGGGGTCAGCCTAGGAGGCGTCTTAAACCGTGCGTCCCCTTCTCTTCGATATTGCTGGTTCAGGATCAACGGATTGTCAAAGTTGGCTTCAATGAGGCGCTGCTCATAATCGTAAGCCTCTAACGGTGTTTCAAATTCTCGGACGACATAGGCATGGAAACTAGCATACCCCATGTCTTTGACCTTCTTCGATGACGATTGATAGACACCCAGATCGTCGCTCGCGTTGTTTTTGTTCGACTCGCGGTAACCAAAGTAGAAATGGCGAGTGTCCCGGTGAACCAGTATGTAGACATAAGGAAGTGCTTCGGCCATGTAATTAGTATATCACATAGTTTCCGGTAAAGCTAGGTAATAGGGACCATTTGATTGATCTACCACGGCAAGCCTCCCTTCCTCGAATGCTCAAGTGCCGGCGACCGTCGGTTCAGTGCATTCTACGCCCGTCTGAGGGGCAGGGAAGGGCAAACGATCGAGCAGCTATACCAAGGAGCCAAGGTCTTCTCCTGCGGCTCCACGGGCCTCTCCATCAAGGAGGCGAAGGGACTGCGCCCGGTCAACGGCCGGGAGGTGCGGGCGCTCTACGCCGCGCTGTGGGACGAGTATATCGCCGAGAACCCGGACCTGATACCGGTGCTTCTGGCGGCGACCGGGCTGGCCGATCGCTTCGGCCGGCGCGGCGGCGTCTGTCAGGCCACCGAGCTTTGGCGTATCCGCGACAGACATTTACACATGACTGTTGACGAACCGGAAGAATCGTCCTAGTTCGGTGTCACCAACAACGACTCAGGAGACAGACCATGGATTTCGACTCGATCGAACGCGCTGAACGGGACTTCGCCAACAACTTCATCACGACCCTCGCGCTCACGCTGGGTGCGCTGCCGGTCAAGACGGCGGAGACCATGGCGAAGGCGGCCTACAAGGTCTGCTGCGACACCTGCGTCGCCTACGGTCAGAACCCCGATTACGAGGTCTTCATGAAGACCCCGGAAGAATCCGGCGACTTCCTCGGCGGCCAGCCGGGCGTCTGGATCGTGTGTTGGGAGAGCGGCCCGTTCCAGTGGGCGATCCCCGCGAGCATGGAGATCGGCTCCACCACCGGCAAGCTCGTCGAACCCTATTACAGCTTCGACCTGACCTTCTATCCGAGCGAGGACTGACATGACCGAGTTCAGCTATAAGGATGACGACGACTTCCTTGCCGCTGGTGAGGGCGAACTGTGGCACGTCCGGGTGATCAGCAGCCACGACGACTGCAACTATGTCGATTTCGAGGTCCGGGCCGAGACGGAGGAAGAGGCCGCCGAGAAGGCGGAGACCGTCGCCCGGCGCAACCCGGACTATTATTTCGAGGCGGTCTCGCCGCCGACTTATCACGCCGAGCGGCGCAACATCGAACGCATCGAAGAGGAGGGCGAAGCATGAAACTGATCGACGCGATCCGCAATGTCACCCGCCCGGCCGAGCCGGATCGGTGGCGTCACTCCGCGCCGCTGGAGGAAATCTGCGAGGCGCTGGGCATCGACTATGACTGGAACGAGCCGGAAGAACTCCAGACGCGCCTCCAGTCCTACCCGATCTTCAACTGGCTCTGCACCGACACGCACGTCGGCCTCAACGCCATCTATTTCGATGGCGAACCGGTCGGCTGTTCCATGCAGACGGCGCGCAAGTCCAGCACCAACGTAGAATGGATTTCGGCGGAGGACGCCCGACGGGTCCGAGAAGCCATCCTGAGCTATCGGGAAGAGAAGCTTTTCGACCTGATCAAGCCGGACGCCGAGATCGGTGACGACGCTGGTGTCGCCTATACGAGTCAGGCGCTGACGAATGAGGGCACCTATCAGGGCCGGCCGGTAACGGCGCTGGTCTGGTATGACGGCCTGACCTCGCGTTCCACGCCGGAGGAGTATCGCAAGCCGGGCCGGGCCTACACTGAGGCGGTGCCCTACGCGGACGAGAAATCCAACTGCGTCCTCGTGCAGGACGGCGACGAGCAGCGGATCATCCCGATTGAGGATTTCCGCATCGCTTTCAACGTGAAAGGCGTGCAGGCAGCATGAATAAGCGGGACAAGGAACGCCTTCAACGCCTGATTGACCGGGCGGCCGAGGCAACCAGCGAACACTTCAAGGCGGTCTCCGCGCTGGATGCGTTCTGCCTATCCCACTTCGGAACCACCCCTTCCGATCTGGACGCTGACAGCATCATTGACTCCGTTCTCGGAGGTGGCGGCCTCGCCTCCGGTATGAAAGCCGAGGACTTCATCGCGATCATGGAAAACGAGGGCAACGAACCTTGAAATTCTACCTCTGCCAGACTACCGACGGCCCGCAATACGTCCACCTCCAAGCGGACGCCAAGCGGATCGATCCGAAGTTCGAGACGGTCGAAGTTGATCTGACCAAGGAGGCGATCATGAATCGCCTCAACGAGTTGATGCGACAGGCGCACTCAGGTGCCGTCCCTGACGCATCGCTGGAGGAGCCACAGGACATTCCCCCCGCACCTGTCGCTCCTCCGGCACCCAAACCGGTAGCCAAGCCTGACCGGGCCGCACGCAACGACGCCCAGATCGCATGGGAGGAGTTCATCTGGGACATCCCGGCCGGCGAGGCTTATCGCCTCAACACCTTGCAGAAGGTGATCGAAGAGCGCCGGTCCGAGATCGAGGAAGGCGTGAACGTATGAAGGATATGCCCGAAGAAATCGCCTGCGTCGCGATCAAGTATCCCGACATCGGGACTCTTGCGCTGCCCGCGCCCGCCCGCCACCACCATGTCATGTGGACGCGGCTGTTCGTGGACGGGAAGAAGACCGGCGGCGAAGCGAAGCAGGGGTTCCTCACCACCCACGGGCGCTTTGTCGATCGGGAAGAGGGCCTGCGGATCGCCAAGGCCAACGACCAGATCGTCGTGAAGCATGGCAACGCCAATGAACTCTATTCGGAGGACATGTGGGACACGCCGCCGGAGGCGCGCGACTACCGGATCGCCTACGCAGACGATTAGTAGATTAAGTGGTGAACGAATCGGTTGACCGGGCAGTCGAATCATCCTAGATGAAGTCACAGACAGAATAAGGAGACAGACACAGAATGCTTGCTTCATCTCAGGTTGCCGTAGACCGCGCCGCAGCGTCCGACGCCACCATCCTTCGCCCGATGCCGCGCCGGGGCCGTCAGGGCTTGCCGCCCATGAAGGAAAAGCCGACCGTGCGCTATTACAACACCGCCGGCTATCTGGTGCGGGAAGCCATGATCGAGACCGGCATCGACCACCACGATCTGATCCACGCACTGCTGGAGCGCGACCATACGGTCGAAGACATCAAGGCGATGTCTCCTCGCAAGCGCCTGCAAGAATATCTGCACTGGAATTTCTACATGGACCGCGCGGACGTGATCCTTGCTGTTGCCGACGCTGCCGGCCTGACCGGGGAGGGCGCACACGCATGAAAGACCTTCTCGCACTCCAGACCCGCATCAAGGCAGCTTGGGCTGACATCCATTGGCTCCAGAACCGCGACGCGACCGAACAGGATTTCACCGAACTCCTCGACGACACCAAATCGATCGTCAAGGCGCTCGATCAGATCGTCGCCCGGCGCACGCCACGGCAGGTTGGCGCGGAAACCGACTCACAGATGGTCGAGTTCCTTGAGGGCGTCACCGGCGCGGTGGATGCGGACGACTACGCCTACCACGCATTGTGGGAACGCTTCGCTGAGGAAGCGACCAAGTTCTTCGACAGCGGTAAGCGCATCCGTTACTCGTGGGTAGCCAACACTGTCGGGCTTCGGACCTGCGTCGGCACCTATGACGGACGCGAGTGCTGGGTCAGTCTGACCACCGCCGTCGTCGATGGACAGAAGCTCCTCTTCTATTATGGCACCAGCACCTTCGTCGATCACGACCTGATCCGCACATGGCTGGACGCCAACATCCCCGCCACCGGCCGCCAATCGGATGGCCGCATCCATCACACCGATGCCACGAACTTCGTGAACATCCTCCGCCGATAAGGAGACCCATCATGAACCGCCGCGAAATTCTCGCCAGCATCGGCGTCGCCGCCGTGGGGGCCTTGCTGCCTACCGTCGCCTTCGCCCGCAGCACCGCCATCGAATGGGCACCCGGCACGCTCGACAACCCGCACGCCGCCTTGGTGGGGACATGGATCAACGAACGGATCGAGGAAGGCGTCCTCTACACCCGTGGTAGCAACGTCATCGACAACCAGATCGTCAAGCTGGTCATGCCGCACTTCCGAGTCGTGCCCGGCAAGCCGGTCTGGAGTTGGATGACCGGACCGACCGACGAACCCGGCCTCGCGATCTTCATCACCGAGATGGGCGTCCCCATCACGGAGACCAGCATCCTCACCTCGAACGGGTATGAGGCGTATTTCGGCAAGCCCAAGCCGGAGCACATGCCTGACTATGCGGTCAAGCAGCCCTTCCTCAATTACGACCAGACGAAGTTGATCGAACCCTACCTCCCGAAGGGGCATATCGACTACGACATGCGCTGGATCGAATCGTTGAAGGAGGCCCGCTGAGCTTGGTCGAACGTAAAAGCCCTTGGGCATTCGAAGCCCCGTGGACTCCGTGGTATGTCTGGTATCCGCGTCTGATCCGCGACGAAGCGCTGGAGATCACCGCCATCATGTGGCTCGAAACCGTCGAGCGACGCCGCGTCGCTGGTCGTTGGGAATATAGGATCGCACGATAAGGCGATCCGGCCATTGACATTCTGACTTAACACAGTTACCAGAATCACTGAACAAAGAAATCGGAGTCGTAGTGACTGAAAACCAGCGTAACCTTGCAGTTCGCCTTTTGCGTGAACAGCACATCGCCCTTTCGCAGCGTAATGAAGTCATGCGAAAGAACTTCGGCGATCGCCTGACCAAAGCACTCAATGCTGAGTGTGAGCAGCGTGATCGCGAGATCGAAGCCCTCGACCTGACGATCGACCTGCTCAACAAGGTCAAGGTCGTGGAAATTCGGAGTGCCTGACGCCGATCCGAACTCTCGTCTGCCGATCTACCGGTTGCCCCGGTATCGGACGGAAGGGACGGCCGGGGCATTCGGACGCTGGGTGGGCAGCAAGCCATCACGCCCAGCGCCCGCAGCGCCACAGGCCGAAGTCCTCATCGGCCAGCCGGACCTGCCGCCCATCTGTTCGGGCGACGAATGCCGGCTCGGCCGCGAGAACCCCTGCACGAAGTGGTGCCGCCTGTCAGCCCGTGCTGACAAGCCGGAGCCGGAACTGCCCAAACCGCCGTCACGTTAAAGCGTCACGACCGACATTT